CTATGGCCGTAGATTCTCCTACCGGAAGTATTGACTTACCTGCAGGTAATATTACGTCAAACGGTATTACGTTACATACTCACACGCATGTAACCACATCAATGGATACCGGTGACGGCGCTAACGGCGGTGAGACAAATGAATCTGCTTCTCCAACGGCCGACACATAGGAAAAAATAAATGAGTACATGCGGAAAGAATGAAGCACTCGAAGGCCTAAAGTCCAAACAGGGTGAACTAGATGGTTTATTAAAAGGCGGTAAGGATAATCTTGCCAGCGTAAAATCTAAGCTTACCGATATGAAAGCGGATCTAGCGTCATTTAAACCTGAAATACCAAAGGTTGAGAGTCTACAGGATAAAGTAAGCGAACTGACTGGTCTCACAAATCCGTTAGAGAAGGTTGCTGCAATCCAGGCCATGAAAGATAAATTTGGTTCTGGGTTTAATGTAGATGGGTTACTTACAAATCTTGGACTGAATAATCCACTTGGTGCATTAAGCAATCCACTAGATGCCGCACAAAATGCATTAGGCAATCCACTCGATGCCGCGAACAATGCATTAGGTAATCCACTTGGAGCAGCGCAAAATGCTTTAGGCGGAGCACAAAACGCATTGAATGACCCACTCGGTGCAGCACAAAATGCATTAGGTGGTCAAGTAGGTGGAGCAATTGGTGGAGCACAAAATGCATTGAACAATCCACTTGGTGCAGCACAAAATGCCCTCGGGGGTGCAGGCGGAGCAATTGATGTATGTGGTGTAGTACCTAATGTTGAAGCAACAGAGGATGGTGAGGTAAAAGAACAACCGGCTGAACCTAAGATTCCAAAGGAACCACCTAAGCCTGAGCCTCCTACCGAACCTACTTCAGTTGACTCAGAAGAGGCAAATAAGAGCCATATAAATAAGTCGTATAAACTTGCATACAGTACACTGAAAAACGAAATCAAGTTTAATTTTAATCAGAAAAAAACTGTTGAGATTTTAAAAGTTATTATCCCTGAATATTGGGTGTATGCGGCAGGATTAGCCGGCTCAACTTTAGATGACCTACAAAAGTTTGATTTCAAAGAGGCTGATTGGTTAGCCAAACGTGAAGTAATAGCCAAAAAGTATAAAGGCTCTAGTGCTTATTTCGATAGATTCCCCGGCATGGTTGACGAGAAATTTACATATCTTCTTGACTTATTTAGAGAAAAGGGATATTCTTTCGTTGAAGGTGTTACAAATTATGAAGACGCATCTAAAGATGCAGTAGCTAGGCAATTAGAAAAAGCTGCCAATACATCGACCTAAAAGGTATAAATATAACTATGGGAACTAACTCAGAAAATACCTCGGATAAAACCGGCAATGTGTCTATCACAAGTAGGCGCAAAGGCTATAGTGACCTTAATTTGTCGTTACAATTACATCCTACTCGTAAGGATATTATTCCGCTAAAAGACGATGCGGCATTAAAGAATGCAGTAAAGAATTTAGTTCTTACAAGCTACTACGAAAGACCGTTTCACCCAGAACTAGGTGGTGGCGTTAGAGGAATATTGTTCGAACCGGCAGATGCTATTACTGAAATTGCTTTGAGAGAAGCAATCGAAGGTGTATTAGTAGATCATGAACCAAGAATTAATATGGTAAATGTCGATATTAAAAACGAGGCTGACCGTAATTCATATAGAATTACAATTGGGTTTAACATTAAACAAGACGATTCACAGGCTGAAGTCGAAATTTTACTTCGCAGACTTAGGTAATAACAATGGCAAATAATTTAAACGTAACAGAATTAGATTTTGATCAAATCAAGGATAATCTAAAAAACTATCTTAAAACTCAATCTGATTTTAACGACTATGACTTTGATGGTTCAGGCCTGAGTGTATTACTTGATGTCCTGGCTTATAACACCCATTATAATGCAATGGTTGCTCATTTCGCATTAAACGAGGCATTCCTTGATTCTGCACAAATTAGAGGTAACGTTGTTACTCGAGCCAAACTATTGGGTTATACTCCAAGATCAATATTGGCACCAAGAGCAACAGTAAGCGTTGTTGTTGACGTATCGTCTGAAACTGGTACTATCCCGGATAATTTAAATATCGATCGTGGTTCTAAGATGACCTCGAACGTAGATGGACAAGAATATACTTACACTGTGCTCGAGAGTGTATCGGCTCCATATAATGCGCAATCGCAGTCATTCACATTTACTTCAGTTCTAATCGCACAAGGCATACATAAGAATGTACAATATCGTGTAGATAATGATATTGAAAACCAAAAGTTCCAGTTACTCGATAAGAACGCTGACACTTCTACATTGCGTACGCGTGTACAACAAAACCAAAACTCGAGTGTCTTTGATATTTACACAAAATTCGAAACAATTCAGAATGTGAAGTCGACTTCACAAACATACCATCTTCAAGAGAATTCTGGTGGTTATTACGAAATTTATTTTGGAGACGGTGTTATCGGTAAGAAGCCGGTTGATAATAACATCATTAATATTGACTATGTCGTGACAGACGGTAAAGAATCTAATGGTGCTAATGCATTTACAATGGTAAATAACATTGGCGGTTTTGGTGGTGTGACAGTTACTACACTTGCTCCTGCATCCGGTGGCTCTGATGAAGAAACTTCTGAGTCTATCCGTTATAATGCACCTCTGACATTTATTGCTCAGAATCGGGCTGTTACAAGTGATGACTATAGAGCAATCATTCAAAGAGACTTTGCTAATATCGAATCACTATCAACCTGGGGCGGTGAGGATAATGACCCACCGGACTATGGTACAGTATATTTGTCAATCAAACCACTCGTTGGTAATGCATTGACTATTGAAGAAAAAGACGAAATCGTTGGTACGATTTTAAAAGGCAAGAACGTGGTATCAATTACTCCGTATATTGTCGATCCAGATTTTACATTTTTAGAACTAGATGTATTCTTTAAATATAATCCTAACCTAACCGACCGCACAAAGATTGAAATAGAATCACTCATACGTGATACTATTAGCGATTATAACAATAATAATTTGAACAAGTTTGATGGTGTATTTAGACACTCAGAATTGTTAAGAGCAATTGATAGTTCGGATAGTTCTATTACGAGTTCAACAGTAAGACCGTATATGTTTAAAACAATTTCTGGCGGTACTTCAATCGCGGTAAATAATTTTGACCTTAAGTTTGCGGGTTCACTGTTGGCAAACGATAGCGATGTGGAATATAGTATTAATAGTACTGCATTTAAAATTCCAGGCTCTACAGAAGAGCATTTCTTTGGTGATATTAAAATACCCGGAAGCTCAAACCGTAAAGTAGTAGTGTATAAAGTTGTTGAGGGTATTAGAATCATTGTAATAAACGATGCGGGTATCGTAAATATTGGTACTGGTAATGTAGTGTTGAACTCATTCGCATGTCAAACTGCGACCGACATTCGAATTATTGTTACTCCAGACTCTCTAGATATTGCGCCAAAAAGAAATCAGTTGGTTTCTATTGATAATACAAATCTAAAAATTACTGCTACTACTGACCGTATTGCATTATCTGGTTCTTCTGGAGCAATACGTTACTCTACTACATCAAGAATGAGATCATAAAATGAGAAATATAGATTCATTTTCAAAGGGTTATGTGGAGTCGATTGTATCGACTCGGCGTAGGTCTAAAGAGGATATTAGAGTTGACCAACTCATTCCCTCTGAGATTCTATCGGATACTAGCGATAGTGGATCTAAACAACGTGGTATCAAAAAACTACTTGATGCATATTACCGGTTTAATAACCTTGATGAATTCATATACGATTCAGAACAGGTATATTCTGATATTGTAATCAATGGTGTTGCTACGTTTAGAATAGAAGACCCTAAGAATGAGAATGACGCGTTCTTTACTGACGAACGGTTTGGTGATACAGTATTAACCGATGCTGAAGGAACAATCATTAATGTACCACAGTCTGATGTATTTATTTCAAACGGAAATAATCTACCCGGTTCATTAAACAATTCTGAATCTATCATCGGTAAGACAATGCGTATTACTGGCCTTGCCGCATACAATCAACTTAAAGTTGTGTTGCGCACTCCAATTAAATTTTGGGTTGGCCCTGGTCCTTCTTATATTTTAAATAGTATTGAAGACTCTTTAAATATTGACCATGCAGATGATTCATATCTAGGCCAAATCCAAAGAGAAATTGCTGCGGCGATTCCAAAGAATCTTACAGTTAACAAAAGAACAATATACAAGCGCATTACGGATTATTATAAGATTCGTGGGTCGGCCGATTCTATTGAAACATTTTTTAGACTATTATTTAATAGTGATGTTGAGGTAGAATACCCATATGAGTCCACTCTTGTTCCATCTTCAGGCGGTTATGATGCGTCAAACAATTTGTATCTAGATAATAAAGGGTTCTTATCAGATAATATTAAGATACACGACTCACATTTTTATCAAAAGTTTTCTTATGTGATTAAGTCAGCCCATAACATTAATGAGTGGGAAGACACATTTAATAAGCTTGTTCACCCATCAGGATTTATTTTCTTTGGTGAAATTCTTATTATTACGAAATTGGTACGTGATGTTTTAGGTGATAATGTTAAGAATGCAATTGGTGCGTATCCAAGAACAAATCGGGCTACACTTTCATCTATGCCAGGCGAACAGCCAGGATTAATTGGTGCGGAAGACTTACCGCTTCTTGTAGAGATGTTTGTATCGATGTTTATGCCTAACTTTGTTGCTAAAATTGATAAGAGCGCAAACCTTTCTACATCAACTACCAGTGGAGTAGTGACTAGTATCCAAATAGCAGACGGCGGTTATGGTTACCAAGTCGCTCCTACGATTACTATTACTGGTGATACCGGCTCAGGCGCTACAGCGACAGCCAACCTAAACAGTTTAGGTGAAGTAGAATCTATTACAGTAACAAACGGTGGTTCTGGTTACACTAATGCTTATGCATCAATTTCGGCGAATCCATTACAAGGAAGAGTTGATGAAGTGCTTATTAGAAACCTTGCAAATAAAACTTATAAGGTTGCTCCAACAATTACATTCGATGCTCCTACATCTAAGGACCAAGATGGACTTCCTCTTGCAACTAACGTTACGGCAACGGCCGAGGTTGTCCTAGATTCTGAAGGCGAAATAACCAGTATAAATATTACAAATGCTGGTAACGGATACGTCTTGGATCCTAAGATTAAAGTATCTAGTGCAACTTCAAACGAAAGAAGAGCAAAAGACGTAAGACCGATATTGATATTGGCGTTGAATCATATGGAAAATATGGTTAAAACAATTCCAGCAAATGGTTATTTTTTAAGAAAAGGTGCATCGAGGCAAGATTCCGCACAGTTATATAACGGTAACTATCCAATATCACAATTTGATGGACAATCCATTGAATCTATTAATTCAAACTCTATAAATAATAGTAACACTAGTACATTTATTAGTATAGAATAAACAACAGGGCAAATATCATGGCAGCAATAATTTCAACTCAATTTAGAGTTCTAAACGCCAATAACTTTAAAGAAGAAGTTGGCGAAGCAGGAAGAAGCCTGTATCTCGGCATAGGTAAGCCAGATGCATGGTCTAACTCCTTGAGTAATCTCGTCGATTCGACTGAGGATACTCCATACGACAATTCAGACGTTATCAACGAAGCACGTCAGGGACTCATTGGTCTAAAGCGTATTACCACATCTGACGTATCACACGTTATTCCAAGATATTCTTGGGAATCTGGTAATACATATATACCATGGGATTCAGATGATGCAGACATTTATGACAAAGCTTTTCACGTACTTACTGATGAGTTTAAAGTTTATAAGTGTATTATTGCAGGTACATCTGGTTCGACTGTTAAGCCTACTCAAACACAGGTATCTCCTGTTCTAGAGGCTGACGGTTACGAATGGAAATATATGTACACTCTTGCTGTTGCTGATGCTGAGAAGTTCTTAACAAATTCATACGTACCGGTTAAAACGGTTTCTGAAGATTACGTCGATGATGCGGCTGCCGAAGCAGCATTGACCGAAGCAGATTATGCCCAATATCTGAATCAGAAAGGTTCCCGTAACTCTGCCACTGCTGCTGGTATTGAGAGAATTGAAATTACGGATGGCGGTACAGGTTATACATCTGCTCCTACAATTACTATTACTGGAGACGGCACTGGAGCGACTGCGACGTGTACTATTTCAAACGGTGAAATTAATTCGATTACTGTTACGGCTAAAGGTACAGACTATCATGTAGCCGACATTGCATTTAGTTCTGGCGATGCTACTGCACGAGGTGTTATTTCTCCAGCTGGTGGACATGGTACAGACCCTCTTCAAGAACTCGGTGCTTTCTTTGTTGGTGTTAATACTACTCTTGATGGCAACGAAGGTGAAGACATTACAGTCGACAACGATTTCCGTCAAATTTTGTTAATTAAAAACCCAACAAAAAATGGTTCTGTAGTTACTTCCGCATCCATTAATCCACTAAAATACCTAGATATTACTTCTGCGGGTATTACTGGAACAATTCTGGCTGACGAAGTTTTGACTGGCGGAACAAGTAATGCTAAAGTTATGGTAACAAACGTTGACGAAACAGAGGGTAAGATTTATTATACCCAAAACTTTAAAACCGGTTACGGTTTATTTTCTGGTGGGGAAACGGTAACAAGTTCTGTTAGCGGCGGTACTGCAATTCTTGAATCGACTCCATCAGTTAACGGCGAAATGGATCTCCAAACTGGCGAAGTACTATTCCTTGAAAATCGTGAGAATATTAATCGTAGTACTTCACAGATTGAAGATTTAAAACTAATTATTGAATTCTAAAGTTGTATATAAATATAGAATATAACAGCCGTCACGAGGCAAAAAGAGAGATAAAATGAGTATATCCAAAGTAAAAAATTATAATGTTGCTCCGTACTACGACGACTTCGACGAGAATGATAATTATCTCAGAATCATGTTTCGTCCAGGTGTTTCGGTTCAAGCACGTGAGTTGACACAACTTCAAACTGCGCTTCAAGCACAGATTGATAAACTTGGGCAGTATAGCTTTCAAGATGGTTCTAGAGTCCTTGGCGGTAAGACCACACTTAACATTAACTTCGATTATATTAAACTCGAAGATACAGTTGCTACATACGTTAACGAATTTCAAGGAACTACAATCACCGGTGGAACATCTGGTATGACGGCTGAGGTAATTAAAGTTGTTGCCGCTACCTCTAATGACCCCGCAACATTATATCTTAAATATACAAACTCTGGTACTAATACTACAACTCAAGCGTTTAGCGCAGGCGAGACGATTACTTCTGATGCAGATGTTGTACGTACGGGTACAGTTGGTGGAGGTGTTAGTTCAACTATACTAACACCGGTTGGACAAGGTTCTGCAATTGATATTGAAGAAGGTGTATACTTTATTGCAGGTAACATGGTTCATGTTCCTAAAGAAAACTTGATTCTAGACAAATATACAAATACTCCTACATATATTGTTGGCCTACAAATCACTGAATCGATTGTTACTTCGGCCGAAGATATTGACCTTGTTGACAATGCTTTGGGTACTCCAAATGCTTCTGCACCTGGTGCGCATCGATATTCAATCAGTACAACATTAATTAAAGAAAATATAAGTCTCGCTTCACGTGTAGTTGATGACTATATTCTTTTGATGACTATCAAGGGTGGAGTTATTCAAAAACTATCTGGCGATGCGCTAGATACTGAACTGACCGCACGTCTTGCACGTAGAACAAAAGAAGAATCTGGAGATTACGCTTTATCACCATTCCTGCTTGATATCAGAGAGCATTTAAATGATAATGCAGGAAATAACGGATTTCTTACTGCCGCACAAGGTGGCGATGATGATAAACTTGCAATTGGTGTTGAACCTTCAATTGCATATATCCAAGGTTATCGCGTAGAGAAAATCGCGACAGAATATTTAGAACTTGATAAGCCACGGGCTGCAAGTGACAAATCTTCTCAAACCGCTGTCACTACTGCAACTGGATTTGGTAACTTTGTTAAATTAACTACCGCATCCATGATTGGTATTCCAGACATTAACGATTATACCACAATTGAACTTTTAAACTCTTCAAATGCTGGAATCGGTACTGCGCGTGCACGAGGCATTGAGTACGATTCGTTTGGTACACCAACGTTTAGACTATACTTGTTTGATGTTCTTATGAGCTCAGGTGAAGTGTTTGCCGATGTTGCTAAAGTATCTCAAACATCTAGTGGATTCTCGGCTGACCTAGCGACTGCAGGAACACGTTTTGATGTAGGTAATAGTTCACTGGTATTTAGATTGCCGTTTAATGCGATTGAAACATTAATGACCGGAAATGACCATAGTGCCGATTACGTAGTTCGTGTTAAGCGAACTGGTGGTACAGTTTCTTCTGGTTCAGCGAACTTTACTCTTCCTTCAGGTACAACACTCAATGATGATGATGACATTGTATTGTTTGCATCTGGTACTACTATTGCAATTGCCGATAGCCAAGTTTCTGGCGTTGGCACAAGTACAGTAACAATTACCGGTCTTGCGACATATAACGGACAAACTCCTGTTGCAGTGTTTAACATTAAAAAGAATAATGTATTACCACGAACCAAAACACTACGGTCTAATGTTGACCGTACTATTACGTTTGCGGCTGGTACTACAACGTACGATTTAGGACGTTATGACATTATTAAAATTAATTCAGTAACCGATGCAAACGGTACTGATGTTACAAATAGATTTATTCTTGATGATGGCCAACGTGATAGCTTCTATCAAAACGGTACAGTAACACTTACTGGCGGAACTACTCTTCCGGCTGGTGACTTTGTAGTTAACATTGACCATTTTGACCATAACCAAGGGGATTATTTTAACGTCGATTCATATCCTGATTTCGACGACATTCCAACATTTAACTCATCGAAAGGTGTATTACAACTTCGTGACTGCGTTGACTTTAGACCTACTAAAGCTTATGCAGGTGCGACTGCAGGACAAGAATTTAACTCAGGCGATAATCCATCGCGGGGTGATTCTATTCAACCTGTTGGAGTAATTACCACTGATATTACATTCTACCTTGCGCGTATCGATAAGTTATTCCTGTCTAATGACGGTACATACAGAATTATTAAAGGTGCTTCATCTCTTAATCCGACAGAGCCAGAGAACATCGAAGAAGCATTGCATTTAAGCACATTCCTTATTAACCCATATGTGTTCAGACCTAGTGATGTTCGTTTAATCAATGTTGATAATAAACGATACACCATGAGAGATATTGGTAAGCTTGATAAGAGACTTAAAAATCTCGAGTATTATTCTTCGCTTTCGCTACTAGAGAAGAGTGCGTCTGATGTACAACTATTTGATGGATCTGGATTCTCAAGATTTAAAAACGGATTTGTTGTTGATGGTTTCTACGGACATAATGTAGGTGATGTCAGTCACCCTGATTATAATTGTTCTATAGATAAAGGCCTCGGTATCTTACGTCCTAAGTTTGATGAACGTAGTGTTAATCTAGTAAGAAAAACTGGTGATACTGGTACGGCAGTCATTCATGCGGGTGGTGTTGTCACAATGCCATACACTGAAGTTACTGAAATCGACCAACCGTATTCTAGTTACTCTGAATTTGTTAACCCATATAACGTTGTAATCTGGGAAGGAACTGTTAAGCTTTCTCCTGATTCTGACGAATGGAAAGAAGTTGATGTACTTCCAGATATTATTATCAATGACAATAGCTTATATGACCAGTTCCTTGCTGCGGCTGAAGAAGAAGGTATTCTTGGTACTGTATGGAATGAATGGGAAACTAACTGGAGCGGTAGACCTACTACAACAACTGCTTCTGAAGAAATTCGGATGCGTGGTTCTGATGCGGCTAACTTGACCGGTACTCGTAGAGGGGGCGGAATGGCAGTTGTATTGAAGTCAGTACAGACGCAAACCTTCACTGGAGAGCAAACACGGGCTGGAATGCGTACCTCTGTCGCATCTGATACTGTATTTAAAGAAGTCGGTAATGTTGTGGTTGAGGTTAACTTTATCCCATTCATGAGAGCTCGTAAAGTTGCGTTTAAAGCGGAATTGCTTAAGCCAAATACTCGCGTATATCCTTTCTTTAATGGCACTGACGTTTCAAACTTCTGTCGTGAGGAAACCTTTACTGAATTCCATACTCGACGTGATGATGTTGTTGAATACACAGATGCTACAGCGCATCCAGCCGGAGCTAGTCAATTAATTACAGATGCTTCTGGTAGAGTTGAGGGTACGTTTGTTATTCCAAGGAATAGTACTCTTAAATTTAAAACAGGTACACGTGAGTTTAAATTAACTGACTCGGCTATTAATGATGACACTGTTAGTACTACTAAAGCAAGTGAAAACTTCTACGCTATGGGTGTTCTTGAAACGACTCAGCGTACAGTTATTGCTACTAAAATGCCACGATTGCAGCGTACTCAAATAAATGACAGTAAGACAATTACACGAACTGAGAACCAAACTCGTCATGACCTAATTAGGTACTACGACCCACTCGCTGAAACCTTCGTGGTTAAAACAAAGGGTGGGGCATTTATTACAAATGTAGGATTATTCTTCAGTCATGTGGATGAGGCTATTCCGGTTACAATATCAATACGAACTGTTGAAAACGGTACTCCTACACAGAATATTGTACCAGGTTCTGAGGTTGTTGTATATCCTTCTAGCATTACTACGTCCACAAACGCATCGGTTGAAACTACGATTAATCTTGACCATCCGGTTTACTTGCAAGAATCAGTCGAATATGCGATTGTTATTATGTCGAACTCTGACAAGTATAGAGTGTTCGTTGCTGAAACCGGTGCTTACGACCTTACAACTACTACATATCGTATTATTAAACAGCCTTACAATGGTGTGTTCTTTACTTCTCAGAATGCTTCAACTTGGAGCCCTGAGCAAACTAAAGACCTTAAGTTTAAATTAGGACGTGCTAGCTTTACTGGTTCAAGTGCAGAAATTAACTTAGTGAATGATTCTATTCCACCTAAGAAACTTTCTCCTGACCCAATTGAATTCTTATCTAATCCTACTTCTACTACATGTAAGCTTAGAATAAGCCATAAGAATCATGGTATGTACAATCCAACTAATGCAAACAGTGAACATTCAGTTGTAATCGCTGGAGCAACTGGAACAATTAACGGAGTTGCTTCTACATTAATTAATGGTACTCACGATGTTAATGAAACAGAACTTGATTCATATACAATTACTATCGGTACAGTGGCTGACCCTGCTCAAGCGACTACATTAAATGTTGCGGCTGGTGGAACTAGCATTACTGCAACTGAAAATATGATTTATAACGTGTTAAATGTTGCGGCTCAAACAATTGAGTTTAATGAAGCTACAATCGATTATCACCTTGAAGCAAGAAGCGGTAGTTGTCCTGACCCTGATAGCGGTGTTGTTAATTACAATAACGTTCCAGAATTTCAAATCTTGGGTAACTCAAATGTAATTACTACAGTGCCACTTGTTATTGCGTCTAGTGTTAATGAGACTGCACAATCTTCGGGCAAATCGTTTAATCTTAGAACTGTATTAAACAATAGCGGTATTGAAAACTTATCACCAGTTCTTGATATGAATAGAACCTCAGCAATTACTGTGATGAACAGAATTAATGATGCATCTTCTAATTCGACTGATTATACAGCGCGTGGAACATACATCGCTGATACTGAACCACAAAATACAAGTAACGTTGCCAAGTATATTACAAAGAGAGTAACTTTAAACGAAGAAGCAGAATTGATTGACATATATGTTAATGTGAATAGACCTGATTCTTCTAACATCGATATATACTACAAGATTGCTGATGATGCAACTAGTGATTTTGATTTAGGAAATTGGGTTTTGGCTACTCCGGATAAAACAATCCCTATTAACAATAATGGGGAGTATACCGAAATGCATTACGAGGTTAATCCCGGCAGCACGTTTGATTCATTCTCAGTTAAAATTGTAATGCGGTCTGAGAATAGTTCGAATGTACCAACTGTTAAAGACTTTAGAGCAATTGCTACAATCTAATGAAAATAAGAATTGAAGATAATATTAACTTAGAGCGGGATTTATCATCCAAAGCTGTTATAAATAATAACGTATCAGGATATAGGTCCCGCTTAAAACAAAAGAGATTGGCTGAAGAAAACCAGTCAGAAATAGAATCTCTTAAGCGCGACATAACTGAAATAAAAAGTATGTTAAAACAAATTATTGGTGGAACATAAATGGCTCATACAAAAGAAACTGCAGTTGTAAGGTCTAATACTTTAGAACAGTGGAGACAGAAAACAAACAAAATCTCCTTCGAACTAGGTTCGGTATCTGAACTAGATTCAAACCTGACGGACAGTATTTTAGAATTTACTGCAACTGAAGGCCAAACCGTATTCTATTCGGATACATTAGCAATCCCATTTGCACCTCAAGAAGAAATAGATAACCTTGCGGGTTCTCTTATCTTAGTACCTGGTGCTACGGTAAATGCGGGATTTGTTGCCGATGAGGTAATATTCCAAGGTACCGAGGGTGCTGAAACGTGGCAAGCTACGATTGTCTCTGTATCTGATGATAAGATTATTGTTAAACAATCCACTGGCAATTATGATGCGAGTGAAGATATTGTATTAGACGATGACACATCTATTACAATTGATGCGGCCGACGTATCCTCTCTTATTGCTGAGTCTTATAGAACAGTATATGCAGAAGTTTATAATGGCTCAACCGAAATAACTCAAGGGATTACAACTTTAGGATTCCATGCTCCTACATACAATTCACGAATTGTGTTAACTGGTTCTCCTACAATCCCAGACTCTTTTATCGAAGGCGCGACAATCTATCAAGGAACTGTCGGGGCTGAAACTTTTACCGGTACTATTCTTTACTCTGAAGGTACCTCAAATATTCATCTCAAAACAAGCACCGGAACCTTTAGCACATCTGCTATGGTTAAAGTCGGAAATGGTGACACTAATAACCGTGTCTTAGCCGCTAATATTTCTACGATGGTACAGGTTGATGAAACCCACGTACGCATGGTTGAGTTACATACTCCCGCGTCTGTTGGTGATACTATTAAGGTTGTATTCTTTACCGCGGTAACAGCGTTGAATGAACTTCAAGACGATATTGGTGTTACTGAGAATCTTACAACTACCGCAACTGATGTTGTAGATGCAATCAATGAACTTGATGCAGAAATTGGTAGTACTTCAGAATTCTCATCAGTATCATCAACAAATAATACTGTATCTACTGCAATCCAGAAATTGCATACAGAGATTGGTGATATCACTTCGTTAGATGCACTGATTACTTCTACTAACCTAGTAGCAGCTTCTAATGAATTACAAACTGATATCGGTGACGTAAGCGCACTCACAACAACTGCACAAACTGTAGTTACTGCAATTAATGAGCATGAAGGTGATATTGGCAATATGTCATTCACTGGTTTAGATGCTAGTGATATTTCCGCTGCTCTTCGTGAAATTAGAGTAGACATTGGTGATGTTACTGCTTCTAATATGGGTACAAGTGCGACAAACTTAACTGGCGCAGTGCTTGAACTAGAAACTGAAATTGATACTCTCAATACTCTTGTTGAGCCTACTCAAGCCTTTAACGCGAACTTTGATTCTACTACTATCATGGATGGTATTAATGAATTGATGACAGACCTCGGTGATGTTACTGCTACTAATATGGGTACTACGGCTTCTACAGTCGTAGGTGCGATGTTAGAATTAGAGGGCGAAATTGATACACTAAACACTAAAACCGGTGTTGCAACAGCCCTAGATACTACAGCCACTGACCTTTCAGATGCAATCAATGAGCACGAGGGTGACATTGGTAATATGACATTTACGGGTCTCACTGCAACCGATATCTCAGCCGCAATCAGAGAATTAAGAACTGACCTCGGTGATGTAACTGCCTCTAATATGGGTACTACAGCAACTAATGCGGTCGAAGCAATCTTAGAGATTGAAACTGAAATTGATACCCTCAATACTCGCGTAGAGCCTGGTCAAGCGTTTGATGCTTGGTTTGATTCTACTACTATCATGGATGGTATTAACGAACTTGCTTTAGAGAAATTTAATCTAACTAGTAGTACTGACCAAACAATCGATAGTAACGTAACGTTTACTACAGGTAATACATTAACAATTCCACAAGGTGCGACACTAGATGTATCTCAAGGTTCGATATTAATTGGTGGCGGCGGATCAACATTAACATTTGATACTGCATTTATTGTACTTGGTTCGAACAATAATACTGAAGGTCTACAAATTGATAGATCTGAAATTACCGGCGTTTCAATGCTGCCAACGAACGATGCCAAATTCCAGTGGAATGAAGGTAAAGTCGGTACTGGTTCAAATAATACTTCTCAT